GCAACAACAGGCGCTCCGGACGTGAAATCGCGCGAAAAACCTAGACGCATGTAGTCCGGATTTGCCGCGATGGAATTCATTTGCGTGATGGATGCCGCAGAAGATCGATCACGGTTTTGCTTGACGATGCCATCCTTCGCCATCGACTCCTGCAGGCGTTTTGCCGATTCACGCTTAATTTGATCGATGCGCGTCTGATCGACAGCTGCAGGAGCAACCGATACGGGCTCGCCCGCATTCATCTGCTCTTCGGTTCTCTGCTGGGCACGGTAGGCGTCAGAGGTTTTGGCTTGATTGTTTGTATCGACAAGAAGATTTGCGCGGTTGGCCAGAGTCTGCTCACGAACGCGAGCTGCGTCTTCCGTTTCTTTGGTAACGGTAACGGAACCTCGGCGCGCAGAAACAGCCCCGACAACACCCCCCAAAATACCTTCAATCGCAAGAGAGGTCGGGTCTGCAGGATCATATTGTTCTGCCGCTTGGGAATAGTCGGCGTTCTCAAGAATCTTGTGGATCGTGGCGCGCTCGGCAATGCCAAAACCCATGTTCACACCGGCGCCAACCGCAGCGTTTCCAAGCGTGCGCAAACCAAATCCGCCCGGAACAAGAACTCCGAGCCCTCCCGCAATGCCGGTTGCCGTGGCTACTTTTTCCGCCGTTTCCGGATCAACGCCCTGATCCAGTTGCTCATTGAAAGACTGAATACCTGAGTTAATGGCATAACCCACAGCGGTTACGCCTCCAACAGCCACTCCTGGAGCTCCAGCCGCAGCCAAAGGTAGTGCTGTTGCCACGGCAAGGCCAATCTTTGAAAGCTCCTTGGACGCACCGTAAACGATCTGCGCCGCAGTCGTACTCAATTCAGGATCGGGCGCATACTGCTGTTGCGCGATCTTTCGGTTTTCTTTGGCCCATTCGTCGAGCTGCGCTTCCCAATCCTTATCAACCTTGCCTGCGGCATTTCCAAGCAATGTCTGTGCCGTACTCATGGTTTCGTAGTACGCCCCGGAGACGCCTCCAAACAGCGCATCCGGTACGCCGTCGTACCAAGAGGTATCGAGCTGGCTCTCAACGCCAGGATAGGGATTTTCGAGTTCTTCCGGCGTTCGGTCTCCAATCACCTGAGGCCCGGAATATTCGTCTGCTCGAGTAGGTGCATTGGCAAATGCGTTGACGAAAACACTCATTGCGGATTCACCTCAATAACAATCGGATTTCCCTTCACGTCGTACAGAATCTGATCCCCGTACACCACGCTGAAGGTGTTGTCTTCGCCAAGCGGCAATAGCTGCGCGCTCAAGATGTATTTCGAGAACTCGGCGCCGGTCATCGGTCTTTCGTTCTCGCCTAAGAACTTCGGCCTGGCAAAAGGTTTTTCGCTGTCCTTCAGACGATCACGCCAAGCGACAACGGTTCTGCGAAGGTCGTACATGGTCACGCCATTACGCAAAGCAACCTTACGACCGTTGTATTCCTGAATATCTCCGACAACAGTTTCGAAAGCCTTGTCATAAGCAGAGCTGCCAGACGCATTGCCGGAAAGAATCAAGCCTGCAGCAACCCCTTCGACGGCATCCATTACGTGCTCACGAAGTTCTTCACCGCCATAAAGTCCATCAAGGCGTCTCCATTGCGAGCTCGTTCCTGCGAACTTGTCGTTCGTCACGATGGTTACAGCTGCGTTTTTCTCCGCAATGGCTTGCCGTCCTTGAAGGTAAGTCACAACGTACTCATTCGTGTTCTTATCTGCTTGGAGACGAATGGCCTGGCCATAGTTATCGCCAATTTGGTCCGCCAAAACGATCTGCACGTCCTCTGTCATTCCGCCCATCTTTTGACGCAAAAAGAGAGCTTGCTCGGCAGGTGCCATCCCTGACAGTTTTGTCTTCAAAGCTTCGGTTTCGTCTTTGCTCAAAACCGCCGTTTTTCCGCCCCAACGCTCTTTCATCGAAGTCATTTCGTTTGCGCGGTACGTCAGCTGGTTTTGAACTTGAGCGGCGTTGTCCCAATCCAAAGCCTTAAAGCTTCCGTACTCGTTCTTCAGGGCATAACCAATCTTGTCCGCTTGGCGTTCCTTCTTAATCTCGTTGGCAGCCTTGACCGACGTCTGATAAAGCTTCGTCCGGGCGGCAAAGTCTTCGGAGCCCGAGACCGGCTTCATTGCCTTCAAATAGGCGTCAATATCAGCGTCGCTCATGTTGCGAGCGTTGAACTTGAACTGCGCCTCTTCGTAGTCGAGCTCGTACTGTTTGAACTGCTTGAGACCTTTCTTCGGTCCATACGCTTCGGTAAATTGATCGAGCGCCATCTTCTCGGGATTGTTGCCAAGAAGGGCTTCTGCGAGGTTGTTTTTAATCTGCGTATTGAACTCGTCACCGCGCATCTGGATCATCTGACTGCGCAACTGGCGAGCACGAAGAACGACCGAAAGACGCTGATCGTTTTTGAGCGAATCGATGAAGGCGTCGCCAGTGGCCGCACCCGGATCGTCCATCCAGGAGAGATTTTTGATATTGCCGTCCTCGTCGAACGAGATCGGACGCTGTGCAAGGCTCAAGGCCAGAGTGTCGCGGCTCTTGCTGAAAAGCCCCGATTCGATCCTGGCCGCAATATCTGCGCTCACCTTCGGGCGCTGAGACTTGAAAACCTGAAGCGCCAGGACAGGGTTGTCCGAGCCCCACGCCTCAAAGCGTCGAGCTGTGAAGAGATCGTAGGACTGATCCTTGAGGCGCTTTACCTGTTCGGCAGGCAAGCCCATCATCGCGGCCTGATAATCGATTTCCTGAGTAATCGAGCCCCACGTTTTTTGCAGGTAGCCCGTTTCGGCATAGTGATTGTCGGCGTCCGACATCAAAGACTGCACGCGCGCCTCGGAGCTTTGCAGGTGATACGCCCGGGTCTGCTGACCATTCCAACGTCGAGCCTGCTCAACGGCAGTGCTCAAGCGATCTTGGATTCGGCTGCCGATGACTTCGCGCACCTGAGGTTGAAGGCTGCCGACGATCTTGTCAACGTCCGCAGTCATGCCTTCGACCGTGGGCTGGAACGCATCCATGGCGTTCTTACCCTGCTGCGTCATGTAGCCGTTTTCGCCGCTCATGCGGGCGTTAATGGCGTCGATCACCTGACGCTCGGCATCGTCCGACTCGGCTTTAACCGTGCGCTGATGCTCAATGCGCAAAGCTTCCGTGAGCGAGTTCGACCACTCTTCGACAGGCTTCATCGCCTGCTGCATCATGCGTCCGTAGGCATCGACGTTCACAGCCGGCGCACGAGCCGGGACAAAGCCGGAGCCGCCGTTATCACGAACCTGCGGCACGCCACCCTGAAAGGTTGGGACAATAGGCATTCGCTCACTCCTTTAGCCAAAAGACAACATGCCGTTGCGAACACCCCAGCTCGGCCGCGGAGTCATCGCATACGCATCCGACCCGATACCGGTCGCCTGCGGAAGATTGGTGCCGGAGTCGAAAAGCCCCATCGCGTCATAGAGCATGTAACGGTTGGCGATTTGAGACGCTCCCTGCAGAAGCGTCGTGCCGAAAGTCAATCCGGCAGACTGCTGTCCGGCCTCGAGCTGCAGAGCCTGGCCTTCGTAACCTGCGGCCTGCATACGCATGCCCCACGCATCACGCTGCGCGTTCTCTTTGATCTGGTTGGAGTCGATCTCTTTGATGATGTCTGTTGAGGCCAAAACCTCAACCGCGCTGCCTTCATTAGTCGCCAGGCCGTTCGCAGCAATGGCGGCCTTCTGACTGCCCTTGACCTGGCCGGCCTGCATTGTGAGACGGACCTGATCTTTTTCAGCCGAGCGAAGTCGTTGCTGTGCATTGAACTCCATCATCTGCGCATTCAAGCGCGCGATGTTGGCCTGCGACTGCAAAATCGCATTCGATTTGTTTGTGATTCCGATAGAGCCAAAGGCATTGATAATGGTCGCCACGCCCATACCGGCGAGGCTCCCATATCCGAATGTCTGACCTGAATTCCAAGGCATAAAACCTCCCATTTTGGGAGGTATTGTGGGTGCGCGCGGGTGGCTCACGCGCACTTGCCTTTAGACGAGCTCGGCCTTTGTCGTCATGCCGATGATCTTGGCCGGCAGCGGGTTGTCCTGGCGGATGCAACACTGTCCAGTCGCCTGCCACTTCGCATTCACTCGGACTTCAATTTCAGTCGTGAGCGGTTCGGGCGGCGATCCTGCAGACTCCATTCCTCGAGGCGGATACTCTGTCAGGGAATCAAAGGTCGGACCAGCCTTCAACCCGCTCGAGTTCACCACACGGAAAACCATCGAAATGACGTTCTTTTTGTGACTCGTACCAAACGATCCGTCCTGCAAAGCCATTGCCAGCGGCAGAGTCTGAGCGTCGCACGTGTATGGCAGCCCCACGTGTACGACGCTTGCGGGCTCATCGAGCACAATCTTGCCGTTCGTCACAACCTGCGAAGGCTCCACAGAACCGTCCGCCAAGATCGAAACCTCCATACCCTCGAGCCACGTGAGCCCCGAGATTTCCGTCTTCGACTCACCGCGGTACGTACCGGAGCAGTCAAGGTACACGCAATCCTCAAGCTTTGTGTACTGGCGCTCGTGCATACGCTCGACAAAGACCTTGTTCGTTCCGTTGATGTTGCGGCGGATCACCGCATACAGAATGTCCTCATCGCCTTCTGCAACCACGGTGCAACTGAGAAACTCGCCATTGGTTTCGACCGTGCTGAAAGCGCCTACTTGCTGTTCCGGAACGTAAGTCAAAGCTATAAGCCTGCCGTCCGAAGACACCGCCCAAACCATCGGGTATGGCGCCTTGCCATAGCTCAAGTCTTTGATCTCTAAGTTGTCGAAAAGATGCGGAGCGCGCAAGCAGAGGTCGGCCGTGACGTAGCCGCCTGCCTCATATGAATAACCACACTCGCGCAAGTGGCCGCCGCGGGACGCCGCGTAAATCAGGGTCGAGCCGACGATCACGGGCTGCACCGGAGACGAGCCGAAGTACGATTGTGTGTTCACAGACAAAGACTTTTGCGTGATCACGTCCGAGTTCTTCGTTGTGGCCAGCCATTCGGCCGAGGCCGTCAAAAAGATCATGCGCGCCAGCGGAATGATGTGCTCAATGCGGTCGGCATTGCGAGCCACCACAGACGCGCTGATGCGGTCGTCGTCCTGCGAAGGCAAGCTATAACCCATGTTGGACTCGGTGCCGGACTTCGTCGCCCACAAATAGTTTGGGCGGTTGTACGTTCCGCCAAACCAGCGGCGGCCCTCGAAGTAGGACACTGCGCCAGGGTAGTCACCTGTCGTGCCAACGGTTGCCGTAGCCGTGGCACCTGAACCACCACTATTTCCAGACTCGATAACCACAGTCGGATTTGTGTAGCCTGTCCCCGGACGCACCACTTGGATGTCTGTTACTTGACCCGCAGAGTTGATGTTGACCGTCAGCTCGCACCCGGTGCCAGTAGGATCGACAATGTATGCACTTGGCCGATCCTTTACAACTGTGCAAGGGAACTCGAAGTTTTGCCCCATGCCGCGGCTGTTGTACATGGAGTAGCTCACCTTTGCGCCATCCGCATACCCACTGCCGCCATTTATCACTTCAAATCCATTGATCCGGCCGATGTAGTCTCCTTCCCTATACCAAACTGCCTTGATTTTTGCGCCTGTTCCCGTTCCCGAAACTACCCAGCCATCCTCCACCAATCCAAAGACCAGCCAAGGAGTCGGCAAATTCAGTGGATTCCAAACAATTGTTTTGTAGTCTCCTCTATCGTTGTATTTTGTACGGCCAGTTCCTGGGCCATAAACGCCTACGATATGTCCATAAATGCCATAACCCGAGCCACCATTCGTAACCGTCACGCTTTCGATACCTTTGGCCATGTGGAAAGGGTCGTCGTAAAGCGGAGGAGTAATTGAGGCATCAGGCGAAATGTTTTCGTCCCTAATTGTTGTGGCTTCGGTCTGACCGATGTATGCCCAGACGCCGCCTAAATTGCGATAGATACGGTAGAGCCCGGCACCTTCGACAGGGTCCCACGTGACGGTGTTGTAGGCACCATCACCGTAGGGGTTGCATTTAACCGAAAAAGACTCACTGCGTTCTGACTCCTGCGAGCCGTCCGCCTTGAGAGCCGTCACCGCGTACTCCCTCGTGTAGTCCTCCTTGTTGGTAACAGCACTGTTAATCGTTTGAACCGCATTGACGTTTGTCGGCGCAGCAAGCTCGGATGAAAACGAGATCACACTCAAGCGCCAGTCCGTGGCCCCGTAGCGCCGGAGTTCGCGCGGCGCGTGGCTCGGATGCACCAGCGTCACAATGTCGGCTGACTGGACGTAGTGGATTCCCTCGATGTCGTCATAAAGGTAGGGCGTCTCGACTTCGTAGGGATCGCCGTCATCATCGAGTAGCGTCTGACCTTGCGTATGGAAGCGGATGTACTTTTCGCCCACCTCCAGAACCATCGTTTGATCTGACGAGAAAGCGAAAGGGATAAGGCGTGGAGGCTTACTCGGATCCTTTACCTCAAGAACACGCTGAAAGCCCGGTCGGGACACGATCGGTCCTTGGGGCTCGACCAAGAAGTTTCGGCACTTGGCCAAGCCGGACTGATACTTGGAATCCGTGACGCGCGAGAACATGCTGTCCGCGATCTCGCCGCCGTTAAAGGACTGTTGATAAAGACGAACCTGAGCCATGATTACACCCACCGGCTGGAGATTTTGGTCGGGACAAACAGCGTCTTTTGACGAGTCGCCTGCGCATCGATCGTCTTTGCCAGCGACAAGGACTGCTGATACTGCTTCATGAGGTTTGTGGCCTCGGTCGAAGCAGAACTCTGACGCTTAATTGGGCCAACGAGATAGGACGCCAGGAGCACCACGAGCGGCTCCGTGAAGTACGCGGGATAGAGCGCGACCGAGTCGATGAATGCCGTGTAGTGCGCCACAGCTTTCTCTACGTTTGTGACGATCTGACGGTTAGAGTTTGCGGGGTTGTACTCAACGCGCCATCGATCTCGCGGCACGGGATCATCCTCAAAAGGACGGGCATCGTCCGGATCGATAGAGAACTGGTAGTCCTCAGCCGTTGCACTCTTCTGCTCGTACAGATCGATGATGCGCACGGCGTCCGACGGATAGGCATAGGCCTTGTCCGATCCGTACAGCGTCGCATCCACGCCTGACAGCTCTGAGAGCCTGGCACGCTTCTGCGCAAAGCTCCAATCCGCTTCTTCAAAGAGCCGGCGCTTGGCCATCGGCAGCCAGCGACCGCAAAGCCCCGCGTTCTCCGAGCCGTCACTTGGATCGATCGAAACCACGTTCGCCTCTTCGCCCAAAAGCGAAAGAGCCAAATTGCAAATGTCCACTTCTGTTGCCATCTACAAAAAAGGGGATGTTTCCACCCCCTTTCCTTTAAAACGACTCTAGCCGGAGGCCTTAGTCAGCTGTCGGGACGATGTCGATGCCGACCTTCTTGTACTGGTTCGGGAGACCGAACGAAGTCGTCAGGTAAGCGTCGATCGTGCCGGTAATCGTGCCCTTGACGGTCGAAGACAATCGCACGTGCTGACGATGCTTAACCGGCAGCGGGATCACGATGTCTTCCTTGACGTCTGCGCCGGCCATTGCGGGTAGAGTCAGGATCGACGTGAAGTCCGAGCCATCGGCAGAGTCATCAATCGAGAACGTCACCCCGTTGGTCGAGGCATCCGTACCGGTACCAGCCTTCGTGGGGTGAATCACGAGATAGATCGGATCAGCCCAGGCGCCGGAGTTCGGATGCTCCTGACCGAAGTCATAGGCGTCCGACGTGATGGCGGTGGCGATGCTCTTCGCAGCGCAGAGCTGCATTTCAAGATCAAAACAGGCCATTTGGATCACCTCCTTTAAGAGAACGTAAGGGCATTGCCAGTGTTGCCGATCACGTCGGAACCAAGTTTGTGGATCGGAGTGTCGCCGTAGGAAAGAACCTTACGGCCTGCGATTTCGGCCCACGTCAGGAAAGCGTTGTCCTTGTTCTGCATCTGACGGCGGAGAACCGAGCGGATCGTATCGTTCATGTAGAACGCGATACGGCCGGAAGCATCGTCAGGCAGCATTTCCAGAGCCTGCGTCATCAGGTCGATCAGATCAGGCGCGCCGGAAGTCGTGTTCTTCTTGGAGAGCTTGGACGTATCCACGTTGCAGATACGCACGACAGCTTCAGGGTCATAAGCTGCTACGCCGATGTCCCAACCGAATTCAGTCACAAGCGCACGGAACGCCTTTTGGTTCTTGTCGTTGATGTACTGTTCACCCATGTCGTCTACCGTGAGACCGGGGCCTTCGCCGCCCTGCGGGTAGAACATGTACATGCCATCAGGCTTCCAGTTGATCAGCCAGATGTCAGTCAGCTTGCCTGCCGTCGTACCGCCCGCATTGATGCAGCGGGCGCCAAAGGCTTCGGAAGTCGGCACGACAATCTGAGACAAACCAAGGCAATCTCGGGCATCAACCGAAGGATCACCGTAGAAGACGCGGCGCACCGCCTGGCGAGCCAAGCCCTTCATGAAGCCTTCATCCTTGCGCAGACGCCATGCTTCGCGTTCGCCAGGCTTACGGGTGTTGTAGAGGGACACGTCCACCACGGAGCGCGTGCGAACCATGCTTGCCGTGTAGCGAGCCGCCGCACCCAGAACCTCTTCAGCATCCCAACCTTCGTTGTAGGCGCGAAGCTGACCTTCCGGGTACTTCGTGATGATCTGGCCCTTGTCCGTGTCACCGTTGTTAGCGGGGAGGATCACGCCCTGATCAAAGAACGGCATGTAGTCACGGATCGTGTGAATGAGAACCTTACGGCTCACATCCTTGTCCGTCACCATGCTTTCGTAGTCGGCCAAAGTGAGAGCCTGGCCATCAGCAATCAAACCTGCCATTTTTCTTAACCTCGTTTAGCGGATTTGTAGAAATCGCCCGGAGAAACCTTTCCATCGCCGGCTTCAGAGCCGCGTGGGAAAGAGCCTTCGCCGATAGCGCGTCCAGCTCGAGCTAGGAGCTTCAACAAGCCCGGATGATTACCAATGGGCGTGCTCATGAACTCTTGGATATCCGGATCAACGGAACCATCTTCGTTCTTGGCAAAACGATCACGCACACGCGCAATGTCTGCCATCGAGCGGTTCCAGTCGGCCGACAATTCCTTGTCCGCCTGACTGCGTTCAGCCCACTGTTTCGACACCTCGGCAATCTGAGCCATCTGGCGCTGCGCCAGGACGGGAGCGACCTTGTCTAAAAGGTGCTGCGCCTGCGTCTGCGACAGATTTGTCTCCTTGGCCACTTCCTTGAAAGCGTCCATCACCTGGCCGTCGTACTTCAGACCTTCAGGAGCCTTGAAGTCCTCATAAGACTCGGGAGCGCCTTCCTGCTGCTCCTTCTTCTCGTCGGCAGGTTTCTGATCACCTTCAGGCTTGGAGCCTTCGCCATCGCCTTCCTTCGCATCTACAGTCGCGCCCGTCAGCAAATTGCCTTCAGGTTGCGTGGTAGCAGCAGAAGAAGCCGAGCCTTCAGCTCCGGCGGATGCAGCCTGCTCGTTTCCGCCTTCCATACCGGCGGCCTGAGTTGCTGTTTCGGTCGCGCCGGTATCAATGTTTTCGTCTGTCATGCTGTTCTCTCAACATCAAAAGGTAGAGATCAGGATCAAGAGAACCCTGCAGATCGAGCCCAACGCTGCGGCGCCCTTCGGCAAATGCCATCGACAGCGCATTGGTGTTGAAGCTAGAAACCTGCAGCTGGCACAGATCGAGAATTGAAAAGATCATTTCCCGACCATCCTTCGTGCTCATCGCGGCTTTGACTTGGTCACGGAACCGAGCCATGCGTTGCTCACGCTGAAACTCAATTTCCTCGCGTGTTTCGGCCAAAGCCTGCAGATCAAAAGGGTCTCTTTTCTTCATGCGGCAAATGTTCACATGAGCAAATCGGCTCACGCGCACAAAAAAAAGGCGGAGCCTCTCGCCGGAGCCCCGCCAAAAGCCGTCCATTGACGGTCCTCGGGAGTATTCGTTATGCCTGTCCCGCCAAAGCGCCAAGAGCGTTAACCGCTTGGCCTGCCATGGTGGAATCGCCAGTCGGCACACGGCCAAGCTTGCTCAAAGCATCAGCGCCCTGCTGCATCTGCTCGGCCTGCGCTTGCTGTTGCTGCGCCTGCTGTTGAGCCTGAAGCTGAGCCTGAGCCTCGTCATCCGGAACAACAACTGACGGCGCGACGCTGTAGTAGTCCGCGTATTCGTTCACAGCATTGAAGGCGTTGATCTTCAGCAATGCTTCGGGCTTGAACTGCGCGATCTGTCCGATCATGCCGAGGAAGTTCGTCAGGCCGTTGGCGCGGATTGCTCGCTGAGAGCGTGCCAGCATCGACGTGTATTCGATGTTGAGCTGTTGCCCGACGAGCTCCGGCGGAGGCGGAGGAATCTGCCCGGCACGAGCCAAGATGTTGTACGCACGCTCAATGAGCGGCCGCAAAACTTCGTGATTCAGACGCGAGAGCACGGGACCGAGCATCATGAGCTTCTCCTCATGCCTTTCCGCGACCTCCGTGGCCGTCATGTTCTTTGTCGAACCCGAGAGCATCAAGAAAAGATCGACGTTGAAAGCCTGATTGATGCGCTGCATCACCTCCTGCATATCGGCCGTCAAATGCTGCAAGTTGAGCGAAACATTGAAGGCCGACTGCACCTGATGCGCAGAGTTCGGCATATCGACGTAGCTGATGCCTCCAGGCAAGAAATCGATCTCCTTGTCCTTGGCAGTCGTGGGCAGAATCTTCGGCGGATCGACTTGGTAATCAAGTGCGTTGCCCTTTTGAAGCTCCTGATGTTGAAGCTGTTTGACGTCCCCAAGAGCTACCATGCCCGGCGCTTCTTCAGAGTAGATGTCCGAACCGGACGCACCCCAACGGCCCACCACCGCAGGGAACTCGTTGTAGCCGCTTTCCTCTAGGATGCCATAACCTTCGTCGTCGCCGTCCAGGAGCATCACGACACTACGCCATGCCATGTTCTGGTTGTCGATCTTGCCCGGATCACGCTCAAAGCGGGGCTCGATTGCGTGGATCACGCGGAAGCGCTTATCGACAGCCTTCTGGTCGTCGTAGCACATGAGGACATTGCGCCCCACAGCCTTGCGGCCGTACTTCGCAACAAGTTGCCCTGCGGTCATCGAGAAACGGCGGTAAAGCGTATCGGGCTCACCGCGGAAGTTCACGCCGATTGCGTACTCGCCAGCGACCAAAGGAACGCAATAGAACCCGTTAGTCGGGTCTTCGAGCACGACAATGGCCATCACGCCCATCGTGCCGACCTCGCGCCAGCCGTGGTGCAAAGCCTGATACGTGTTCGTGCGCGTGAAGGCCATTTCGAGTATGCGCTGCACCATGTCAAGCCACTGCTTCACGGCGTGCGAGCTGTCCAAGTTCGGGTCGCCGGTTGTCAGCGCAAACCACTGACTTGCGGGGTCGGTCATACCTGACATGAGCCCTGCGGCCAAGATATTCGCTGCCCTGGTCGCGGTGTTGTTGTAGATGCGATTCCAACGGCTGCGCGAAAGGTTCTGCGGCGAATCGGCCGCCAAGAAGCGACCCGAAGCCGGCGTGATGAAGCGGCTGATCTCGTACCACTGATCGATGTACGGCGCGCGCTCGGTCTTGAGCTGCGTCCACCGCCGCAGGATCGAGTCGTGAAGCTCCTTGCGATCCATGGCTTTTTACCCCAGCGTGGAACCACCACCAAGGTTCAGACGATCACCGGATACACCACCGGCACCGGTCAGAAGCGTGCCGCCACCGCCGCCCTGAGAGTTCTGCTGCAAGATGCCGCTGATGTCAGCAGAATTGCCGCCGTTCTGGCGACGCTGCTGCTGACGCTGCTGCTCGGCTACTGCCTGCTGTTGCTGTTCGGCCTTGCGAGCCGCGTCACGCTGCGCAGAAGCCTGTTTGTTTGCGCTGTACATACCCGTCAGAGCACTGGCACCGGCCACGATTGCGCCTGCGATGATTGCACCACTCATACTTTCCCCCTCAACCCGCCTTCGGCGTTGGTCGTTAGTAAATCCCATTCATCCGTAAATTCTTTTTCGGCGTCCGCCACGGTCTTTGCATCTGATGCAAACAGCATCGTGATGTACGTATCCTCAAGAGCCGCAAAGCACTGCCGGCGTCCGGCTTCCGCACGCAGAACTGCGTAACCGTCGATTGCCTTGATTGCGGGGCCAGCCGTCACCTGGCAACGACCCGAGACAATCACCACCGTCGGCACTTTGATGAGCGCCCCGACAATAGCCGCACCCTTCGGCACGAAGCACGTCCGGATGTATGTGCCGGCGTGCAGGAAATGCTCAACCGGAACCTCAACAGGCTTTTGCCGAAGAAGATACGACGTCACGCTGCAGAGCGCCTGCAGGTCACTTGGAGACGACGGCGGCAAGGGCGCCGAGATACACAGGTCGCTCATAGCTTCTTCCAATACAAAGAGTTCATAGGAGTGAAGAGCCTGCCGTAGAGTTCAGCTAATCGGCTTCCGGAACGAGCACCGAAGTAAACGCCCACGGCACCCATTTCGCGGGCCATAGCCTGAGCCTTGCGGATCAGACGAAGCCCGGCACCACCGGCGCGATGCTTGCGATCAAGCCACAGGGACTCGACCGAGGCCACGCGCTTGCCAAAGTGCGGGTAAAGCGTCGTCACAACGACCACGATCCCCACGATGCGCTCGCCCTCATAGGCAGCGGCACAGCGTAGAACGCCGTACTTCTCCATGCGCTGGTAGTACTCAATCGAAGGATCGGCCTCCCCAAGCTCGGGGTTGCCGCTCTCTTCGCAATAGTCGCGCACGATCTGCTCGAACTCTTGGCTCGTCCAAATCGCGCTAGCAGGTACGTCTTTCACTTCCATGGTTGCGATGATGCCCCTTGCTTTTCGGCTCACGCGCACGCACTAGGCGGCGTATGGGTCACGCGGTCTGCGAGAGGAGCCTTGGCGTTGTGTGCGGTGAGGCGACGGCAGATCGTCGAGGTATTCGTTCGTCGGCACAGCAAACGTGAGCATGAGGCTGTCGGCACAGTCAGGCGACTGCAGGCCGCGCTTCTTCATGTCCTCCTTTCGCTCGAGGATCAGCTCGTTCTTGCCAATCGTGTAGCCGTACTCGACCTGAGTCAGGTCGGAGATCAAGTCCTCGTCGTTTGCGATACATCCGCCAACCTTCATCCATTCGAGACCACGGCCCCACATTTCCGCGCGCAGGTTTTTGTAGCGCGGATTCGTCGGAGCAGAGCCGAAATTGATCTCATTGACAGGGTAGGAGTTGTGCCGCAGCCAGTCTGCCGGACTGGCGCCGACACCACCGACGTCCAAATTGATCAGAATCTTTCGGATGCCAAGGTCCTTGAGCTCGTTGTACCACTCGGCAATCTTTGCCCCGAGCTCAAAACCATCAAGCCCACGGAACTTGCGCTGCGGGAAGCTGCGGGCGTCCTGTCCGATGCGGCACGTGATGACGCTCTGGTCGTCACCGAAACGAGCCACGTCAACGCCGAGGATTGCCACCAACCGTGTGAACTCGATATGCGGAAGTGCGCGAGTTGCCGCCTCATCCGCCACCTTGCGGCTAATAAACTGCAACGAACTGGAGTTCGGAAACACACCGCGGATGCGCACTCGTACAAAGTCGGAGTCCTCGCCATACATGTCGACAAGCTTTTGCAGCTCTTCACGGTTGGCCACTGCCGCGTCTCGGCTATCGACGTGCATGTGGCGCCAGCGATGACGATTGCGATGGAAGCACTCGTAGAACGGCCCCGAAGAATTGTTCGGGTTGCCGAACTGGAACCACATCAGCTGCGTGTCTCGGTCTGACATGGCGCCTTCGATAACGTCGTTAATCACCTGCGGAATGCCCGAAGCCTCGTCAAAGATGACGATCAAGCGCTTGCCGTTGTTGTGCAAGCCTTGGAAGGCTTCCGGATTCGACTCACTCCACGGAATGGCATCGATGCGCCACGTCTTTTCGTGGCCAGGCTGGCGACACGTTAGCGACAGCGCGGACATATCAAACCAGGGCCGAAAGATGCAGAGGTTGTACCACTTTGCCAACTCAGCAAAGGTCTTGGTTCTGAGCTGAGTCTCGGTGTTGGCCGTCACTACACCGCGCGTGTCGGCCGCTGTAGACATTGCCCAAAGCACAAGCCAAGAGACGAGCGCAGACTTACCGACGCCGTGCCCTGATGCAACAGCAAGGCGGAACGCCTCGTCAAGAGACATTCCGCTTTTGATATGGTCTCGCAGCTCCGTCAGCACTTTGGTCTGCCACACGTCGGGGCCAGTCATGCCTTCTAAGCTTCGCTTGCCCCACGGGAAAGCGTTCTGCGCAAAAGCCAAAGGATCAGTCTTCCACTTGCGCGCCAACCGGACTAGTTTGGCCTTGACTTCCTCGCGGGTTATTGCGGCGTCAGACATCCTTCACCCCCGCAACGTCTTCAAAGAGGCTGTCAGCCATGCCGACCTCAAGCTTCTGGACGAACTTTCCGCGTAACTTAGCGATTGTCTGCAGTGCCGTGTTGGCGCCCTTGGAATCGAAAGCCATCACAAATTTGCCCGTTTCCTCGTCCTTGACAGGCTTTCCAAACATGTCAACGACCTGTTTCGGCTTCATGCACATGTCGAGCAATTCGATAGCTCGCTTCAGCTCGAAATCCTCCTCGAGCTCCAGGCGCTCACTGCGGGCCTGTTGGCGTTCTTCTATCGCGCGTGCGATATTCGTATTTTTTCGTAACTTGTCAGCATTTCGACCGGCGAATTTTTCACTGTACCCGGCCTTGCGTGCAGCCTCCGCCGCATTCCCCGTCTTCAGATATTCGGAGACGAAGACTTGCTGCCGAGGCGTTAACTTTTTCTCCATCTCTTCACCACCTTCCAATCAGCGACGCTTTGAGAGCGTCTGGACCCATCGAGATAGCCCCTGACGGTTCTGATCGGCATATCCAGCATCTTTGAAATCTCTCGCAAGGTATAGCCTTCCGCACGAAGCTCACGCGCATGATCGACGTCGGAGTCGAGGTACTTTGCGCCGGCATGATCTTCACCGATTGCCCTGCCGAGATCATTGACCGCCACCTTCATCTTCACGGTCGCAAAGCCCAAGCTTTTGCGCTCCGACACTCGAGGATGCTTCCTCTTCGGAGCGGAAGAGCCAGGGGTACACAAACCGAACTTTTGAAGTTGCTTCTGCGAGGCATTTCGCCCTTGCAAGGCTGCCAATCGGCAAAGTTCTTGCTTTGTCGGCGGCTCGAACAAGGAGAGCTGCAGCATCTTCTGGCAGCAGAGTTGAGACGCCAATTTTTTCGTTCGGGCCATTTAGCACCTCTTTAGTACGCTTGGACATCCCAGCCACCTCCTGAACTCTTTTTGTTTGGGAAAACGACGAAAACGGGGAATGGGTACTGCGTGGCGCAAGCCTTGACCTTCACCTTCGCGTCGTCTGCGAAAATGGCCGGCGAGCCCTTGACTTCGTGAAGCTCTAGCGTGCCGTTCGGGCGCAGAACGAGAAAGTCGGGCGTGTAAAAACAAGCCCCTTCAGCAATCTTCAGCTTGAGAGCCTCGAACCAATAGGCCGTGATCCGGCCGGCATGCTTCTCGCTTTCGAGGAAATTGGAGTAGGCCTTCTCCGTCCGGTTCATCTGCCCGGACTTCATGCGCCCCTTCGCGTAGAGCCGGGCCTTGGTATATCCTTCAGCGAACATTTTTCTTCGGTTCCCGCATCTTTGCCCGTCTCATGTCTCGGATGGCGTCGAGATAACCGAGCTGAAAACGCGTCCAGAGCTCGGGACGGCGCTTGTAGCTAGGCTGGTATTGGTTGAGCGCTTCGCCGCGAATAGCCGCGCTCCTACCCTCGTTGTATGCGTCTTTGTCCCTATCGATCCCGCTCATGCGTTTCCTCTTTGTTGTTCGTTGCTCTTCACTTGCTTGAAAATCCACGTCCTGGCTCGCATTACCTCGTCCCACTTATCGATTTTCTCGACAAGCTCACGAAAGACACTCGTCAGCAGTCGCAGTTGAAGCACTACCACTCCAAGAGTGACCGACTGGATAAGCAGCATCACGGCCAAAAACTCGTCACTCATATCGTCGCCCTATTCCACGTAACCGCGGCGAAATAAACACATTCCACCGAAACAAAGAGCAAGACCTTCCCGTGAATCGTCATGTCCATCACTATCCCCACCAGTCCAATGGCAATGACGCCTGTAATGACTCCAACCAGAATCACCATGGCGGTTAGCAAGGCGCAACCAGAAATGCTGTCCCCATTGATCACTTTCTCCACTCCTTGAAAAGTGCGACCATGACAGAAAGCCATGCTCCGAACCAGAACCATGCCCAGCTAAATCCCGTCATTTCCTCGCCTTCCGTAGCGCACTAGTAATTCGTTCGGGTCGTCAACGAGAGTCAGGTTCTGATTCGGGTTTGTGTAGTAAAGCTCCCAGCACTCTGAACCGTCGTACTCTTGCCGAACCAAAATGAAGCCAAGGCCATATAGCTGCAAGTCAAGATTTATGATGTGGCCGCCATAAAGCCACGGGCGATAAAAGAACTCCTGTGCGAAGCGCTTGAATACATCCATCTGCATCCATTTGTCGCGTCCTATTCCCACGCAGTAAACGTGATCCCACGTCTTTCCGTGCTCGGCCAATGCCTCAAGCGTTTCCTGCCACAGACTGATTGCTTCTCTTGTCATGCCGCCTCCCCTACCGGCCGAATGTGCGCCGGCATCAGCTCACCGCGCAGAAGTTTGAGCGCTGTATCGATGTGCATCATTCCGCGCTCGACGTAGTCCGGGCCTTCCTGTTGTTCGACAGGCTTGGCGAGATTCACGACAAAACGTAGAAACGCCATGCTGACGCGGTAGTAGTAAGCCGCAGGAACTTCCTTTTCGATGCACTGCTGCCCGAACATCCAGACTTGACGGGATTGGATTCTGAGCGTTTCGTAGTCCATGCCACAGGCAAGACCGGCCTTTTGAACCTGGCTCATTTGGTACGCGCACTCATCAAAATTCCGGTGTCTGATTTCGTTGAGCTTGAAAAGCTCGTTGTTCATTTTTACGAACTCGATCCGTTGGATGATGCTTGTCAGTCGCGGCCACGTATTGGCGTCATTGGCGCAGGAGTGGTACTCGCACAAGCCGTCGCCCGTGTCGGGGTTGGTAATGAGCACTGCGTGGTACTTGCAGCCGGCGGCAAAGCAACGCTGGCGAACGTATCGGCCATGAGGCTGAACTGACTGCTCATGTTCTTTGTCGGTGAACTTATCGCTTGCGGCCATTTTCGTAATTTCCTTCGTAAATCTTCAGGAAGTTGGTGGAGTTGTGAATCCAATCGAAGGTAGCTTTGAAGTCGGCAGCACGCCCCATGAGGAAGTTGCTTCGTCCGATCTTGTCGTAGAAGGCGGCAAAGCCTTCAAGCACTTCCTTGGGGTCTTTGCTTTCCACGATGCGGGATATATCGGCCCACCGTTGTCTGAGGTTGCCTTGTCGCTGCTTGTTGAGCTGCCTGCACATGCCCAGTTGCGAACCGAGCTTGCTGTTGTACGTGTCAACGATCTTTTGCAAAGGAACTGAAGGAGCACGTTTAGGAGCGTCAGATTCGCCGTCAAGCGTCAGCGCAGGCGAATCCGACGAGGATGTTTCGTCAGAAACATCCTTATTAATATCCTGTTCCTGCTCCTGTTCCTGTTCCTGGATTCGGGATGGTTGCGGGCTGCCATTGCGAATGGCATCCTGAATGGCATTCATAATGTCTTCTGGAATTCCTTCTCTCGTTCCCTTAGGAAGCCCGTCAATCAAGGGTTTCAAGCGAATTAAGGCTTGATCTCTGAGATCACACTCAGGAAGCAAATCCAACAATCCAGTCCACGATTTAGCTCCATTCACTCCATTAGGCGGGTTGTACTTCAGGAAGTTCGGAAGGAACATCAAACCAGCCATTTCATCCGCCATCAGCATTCCCTTTTGGCATAGCGTCTGAATGGCATTCGACATGGCATCCGAATGCCATCCAAGATCGAACGCCAATGACACTGACCTTGAGCGGATGAAACCAAGTTGGTTGGTATCCGGATGAGTCAGCAAAAGCAAAAAGGCCAGCTTGGCGTTGTCGTCAAGCTCTCTGAACTTGCGATCGTTCCAGATGCGAACGTCTATCTTTCTGTAGCGTGCCATAGCGAACCTCGCGATCAGCACAAGCCTTCGAAGAGCTTCCAGTCGATATCAGGACGCAACTCCCAACGAGTGATTCTCCCGTTAGTAACGGTTTCGATCTTTGCAGCCAAGGCAACACCAGGGTGCCGCTCTTTGCTCGAGATCAAGTTCATCAAATAAGTGCGCTTGATGCCACATCGTGTCGCAATTGCTTGTCGTTCAGCGGGTTTTAGCGATTTGAAAAAAGCCGTAGCGTGTTCATTCATAGAAATCAACACCTTATAAGTGTTCTAAATCTACACCGAATGATACACAGATTTAGAGTATCAATGCAACCCTAAACAACACCACGGCGGTGATTGCTTTGGTTAACATGTTGCATATCACAGGAGAAGCACATGATCGATATTCCCGCCATCCGCCGAGAAAACTTGCAGAAGATTCGGGACAAACGTTTCAGTTCAAACGCTGAACTAGCTCGTGCCCTGGGTCGGAAGCCTTCTCAGATCAATGACACGCTTTCAGGCACAAAGTCTTTCGGAGACAAAATCGCAAGAGATTTTGAGGAAAAATTAAAACTTCCTCGTGGCTACCTTGATGAGCCACATGAGCTCGAAAAGATCCCTATGCGATTTGGAAAGAAGATTCCTGTTCTTTCTTTTGTACAGGCCGGGCCGTGGACTGAAACAGGAGACAATTCCTACGATGAATGGATTGAGGTGCCAGACGATACACCAGAGGGGAGTTATGCCTTAAGGATTAAAGGCCGCTCAATGGAACCAGCTTTCTTCAAAGGTGAAATAGTTATTGTTGATCCAACCATCTCTGCTAGTCCTGGAGACTTTGTTATCGCTAGAGTAGCAAACAGCCCGGGCAACGAGGCCACCATCAAGCAGTACGCCGTCACAGGAATTGACAGAAATGGCGTCGAAACGTTTGAGTTGCGCCCCCTAAATCCTCTTTTCCCAACTCTCTCATCAAAAGAGCTTGATATTGACCTGCTAGGAGTAGTCACTGAAAAAAGAACGAAGTTCAAGTGAGATAAAAAAGTGAAGAAAACACTAGCAACCGTGGCTGTTGTTGCGCTGTTGGCAAACGCAACCGCCTCCGCTTTTGTCTTTGTACAGCCTTTGTCAAAAGACCCTCTCACAAGAGGCATTCAGCTATTCAGAGACTTCGTCGCTCGCCAAATCAGTAGTGAAACAAGATTATGGATCGAAGAAAACTGCAAAGGTGACGCGTCTTGCCGGAAAGCAGCATTTAACATTACAAACGCGTATCAGGCAGGGATCTTATACTCAGGAAATGAGGTAGATGAAGAGAGATACCAAGCAATCAGAAATACATATAACAACACCTACGCCAGTCTCCTCGAGTGCGCTCAACAAGTAAAAACCGAAATAAAAAACGCACGTACTCTGGAACAAGCAAGGACAACCTTGACAGTAATGTGTCAAAAACCCATCATCAACTTCATTCATGCCTCATGCCACTATGGCGGAACTGCAGAGACTGTTTGCAGAAGCGCTGAAGAAAAAATCCTCAGCCATCAAGGCACATTGGCGGAAGCCGTAATGGCAATTAGATCATCAGGCAAATAAAGAAAATTGCCAAAAAAATTGACTAGCCCGCAAAAAATTTGCGGGTTTTTATTTGCCCGCAATTTTTGACTTAAATCAACAAATAACCACTTTCTTCACCTGATCGGTGTTCTTTTGGTGTTGATTTTTGGTGTTACTTATGGTGAAATTATCAACACCAAACAAACACCACACAAAGAACCCCATGACCACCACAAAGAATGAAGAGCTGGAAAAGCGCATCAGCAACGCCGAACGAAACGTCTATCGGGCGGAGGACAAATTCCGCGTTGCGACGATCAAGGCCAGGCGGGTAGCAAAAGCGTTAGCCAACCAGCTCAAAGACATCAATCTTGGCATTGACCGCGATGAAGGAATCAAGCGAGTCGAACGCCTCCGCAAAGCACTGAATGGATACCTAAACGAAATCTCCTATTGGGAAGAAAAGCGGATCGCTTGCATAGAAACTGTTATGCGTCTGCGCTGTCCTTCTCATACGGACGAAACCCACAAGAAACAACAGCCTATGACCGCTTCCGAAGTCGCAACGCAGGAAGCGAAAGAGTTCCTCGAAAAGCAGCCCCCGACGCCAGAAGAAGCGTTCAAGGACTGCCCAGTGATCAGAGTTATAGGCGACAAGGACATTCACGAAGCCTGGCTGATCAGCTCATCTATGGCATGGATCAAGCCGCTATGCAAGTGGAATCCAACCATCTACGAGGCGGCCAGAAACGACCTACCAGACTGGATGAAGAACGGGCTTGCGACCTGTGCTACGGCTATCGAGTCTGCGGTTCTTTTAAGAGCCTATGACGAATTGCAAGCTCTTGGATCTTCGCCACGTTGAAGTTGTAGTCAACCGTACTGATCGTTGCGACCTGAGCAGATGGCTGCATGAGCATATTCGGAACCATTGATAGAGGCTTTAGCCCCATCTTTCCCGATACAGCAACAGCCGTAAAGGACACCAGTTTGTAGGGATCAATCCAGGAATTTTCAAGAGCTTTGACGCGGCGCTCCAAGTCCGCCAAACGATTTTCAACAGAAGCATAGGCATTCATACAAGTTACCTCCAGGGGTGATTAGAGAAAGTCGGTTTTTCGAACTTGTTTCCGACGCTCTAATCATCCCACGGAGGAGCAGAAAAAAGGGGGTTATCCCATGACAAAGCTCTACCTCACCACTCTCTCCGACCAAGACAAAGAAGCCTTCATTGCTGGCTGGGAATCAGCCGGCGGCTATGTCGGAGATATGGATTCGCCCACGCCCTGGTGCTGCCCGTGGTTCTATGCCGACGCGATCGACGTCGAAGGCGAAACGCTCGAAGAGATGGGCGCCGACTACTGGGAGCAGTGCCGCGAAGAGATCAACTCGCTGCACCCTGAAGAGTGAGGAGATCCGAAATGGAATTCAAACCAGTTAACCACAAGCACAAAGTCCAGATCACGCAGGGCATCTATCTGAAGTGCCGCAGTTTCACAGGAAAGCACGTGAGCATCTGCTGTTCCGTAGCTGGATTCACTGCATGGCTGCATGACATCCCCTTTGAGGATTTCCGTCAGGGAATTCGACAGCTGAAGGCAAACACGGATTTCGAAGTGCACACATTGCGCTGTCCGTTTTGCGCAGAGTGGACTCCTTACGGAGGCATGACTCTTTCGCACAAAAACGGCTGCATAGAGATCAGTTGCGACCGTGCCCATGCACAGCTTTTTGTTGAGTACGCCGAGGACTTTATCAGCGAAGTGAAGGAGCAGATCGATGCGCAAGCTGCTTGACTGGATGCTCACGGCGGACGAACACGGCGATTCGCCCATCGGTTTGATCGTGGTCATCGCCACCTTCCTGATCTGTATGTACGCAATCGCCTGTATGCCAGGCCACTAACAACCACAGAAGGAGAGTCCTTCTGCCTGCCGCCCTGATCGAGTTATCTCCTGCTCGATACAAAGACCCCGGGGCGGCAGACAAAAGGACGCAACTCACGAAAAGAGACGACTAGGGGTGTGAGTCCCCGGACGCTATGAAGCTCTTTGGCAAGAGTGGAGCCGAGCGCGGCACGGCTACGTAGTCAACCGTAGACCGTTAGCGGGGGTGCAGCCGCCCCGTCAGGCCAAGGCCTTTTCACAAAAGAAGGCCCACGTGAGGCCGTTCAGTGGACTGAGCGGTTTGACGTGGATTTTCACTTTCACAGGAGCCGACATGAAAGAGGCTTACTTCGACCCGGCACTTCAAAAGCACCGCGAACGACAAGCACTGATCCACAAATGGCAAGCGCGCCGGGCGCTCTTCAAAAAATACCGCGTGCTAATCGCCAGCAGCGCAGTCTCCTTCGCCGGAGTGGCTGCGCTTCTTTTTTGGAAACTCTCACCGCTTTTCTAACCATGAACAAACAGCTCGAACGATATGCCTGGTTTATAGCCGAAAACGACCTCCGATCGCTCGGCGTCTTCGTCGGCATCTTGGAGGTCCTCCAAGCAAACGGGACAGAGATCAGCACCTACGCGCTTAACTCATTCATCGATCAACTGCAGTCTTTGAAAAACAACTTCGAAGAAATTCTTCTCAAACAGGAGGAAAAAGATGACAACCTCTGAACGCCTTGAATGGCTCAAGACACGACAAACAGGCATCGGCGGCAGCGACGTCGCCGCCATCCTCGGGCTCTCCAAATGGAAGACCCCGCTCGACGTTTACAACGACAAGATTGCCGAGAATCCAATCGAGGAATCGAACGCTTCCATCGAGTGGGGCAACCGTCTGGAACCCGTCATCCGCCAGAAGTACGCAGACGTGACCGGCGTCCCTGTCACCATCCCGACTGAAACATTCCGTCATCCGGAGCATCCGTTCATGATTGCCAATGTGGACGGTTTGCTTCCGGACGGATCCGTGCTCGAGATCAAAACCGCACGATCCGGAGCGGACTGGGGAGAAGAAGGTACCGACGAAATACCGGAGTATTACCTCACGCAAGTTCAGCACTACATGGCCGTGACCGGCGCCAAGATGTGCGATGTGGCCGTGCTGATCGGAGCGAGCGACTTCCGCATCTACCACATCGATTTCGATCCGGAAATTGCCGCGATGCTGATCGAAGAAGAAAAGGCGTTCTGGCAGCGAGTCATCGACCGCAATCCTCCGGCGCCGCGCACCTACGCCGAGGCAAGCGCTGCATTCCCGCGCTCCAAGATGCACACGGTCGAAGCGTCAGACGAAATCCTTCACGATGCCGCCGAGCTCGAAGCCGTCAATCGACAGATCGAAGAGCTCAAGGAGCGCAAGGAAGAGCTGCAGGGCCATATCACTTCCTTCATGGGTGAGTCGGACACCCTGGCCGTTGCAGGCAAAACCATCGCCACTTGGCGAACGAGCAAGCCGCGCGTCACCTTCGACAGCGCCACTTTCAAAGCCAAGCACCCTGACCTTTACACGCAGTATTGCAAG